TGAAATCCTATACTAGGCCGGAATGAGTTCGTCGTCTTCCTGCCGAAGCAAAACCAGCGAACGCGTAACGCGTGGGAAAGTAAGTGGGAGTCGCGCCTCACCGAACAGTACCAACGTGAAACGTTTCACCAAGCTAGGAACTGAAACTACTCTGGTTCCGAATCGGGTTGATGGTCCCGAGACCGTTAAGAGAGAGTCCACTTCTACGAACAGGAGTGGCAGCTCACGCGGAGCTAAACCGCGTAAGGGCGTGGGGAAACGCCCTATGCAACTGGAGCAGGAGATCGCCGCCAAGTTGCAGGAATACCGCATGACGGACCTTTACATTCAGGGTCGTGATCATCGTTATGCGAATATGGACGGTGTCAACCGCTTCAATAACTGGGTCCGTGACAACATGGCTCAGATCCACCCCAGTGCTCAGAAGTTCTGTGAGCATTGCGGTGTTGATTATGTTCTTTGTGAACATTGTGTTATTGAGACACCGGAGGCACAGGTTGTTGTACCATTGCGCCAGGCGCACATCGCATGGTCTTGGAACCCCGTTAAGACTATCGTCGACATGTTCAAAGCACCGCACTTTGACATGCACCAGCAGAATAATCAATATCTTGCTGGTTTCTCTAATGAACTGATTCCCGATCGTGAATTGGTCCCGGAGCTGTACAATTTCATCACTTGTAACATGCAAACCTGCTACATGGTTTCCGGTAGAGACGACCGCGCATTGCGTGTTGCCCATTGTCACCGATTGGGCATGCGGTGGATTGACCGCGAACGCCTCACCAATGAACTTGAGGCGGACACCCTGTATAAGAACCGGGTGTTGTTTACAGTTCAGCGTGCTTGCGATAACGCTGAAAACTCTATGCTGTACAGCTACACGAGCCCTCATGCGAATTTTGGTTTAGCCTGGTTACCGACTTCGCGCATGGTGCGATTCTTGATGTTAATGATCTTTATCATCGGTTGCGCCAAGTTAGGACATTTCGTGTGGCCCGCAATCCTACCCCGCTTAGCCGCACATGTTGTCTCGCACTACATGGCGACTCTCAGAACTGTGATCTTGACAGTCCTGGCTGGAAGCGGGCAACTCTGTTTGTCAGCGATCTTTCTCCTACTCGAACTGCTAGGAATGTTTGTCGCTGTGATGCTCGGCCTGGTCTCACCTGTCTGGCCTTGGGTGGAGAGTTGGGTGTTCCTCTTTTGGAACCTCAACCTACCATTCTAATGTCCAACTGCATCCACAATCAGATTGAGTCTTTCAAAATGCGCTATTTGAAACAGACTCCGGAAATACAAGCGCCGAATCTCAATCAGCATTTAGTACACAGGATTGTAGTTCATCTCGCGAATAAGATGAAAGAGCACTACAAACCTGAATTTTCATTCCATAAATACGTCGCCAGTAAGCCAGGAGCTTCTCGACGACGTTTTCTTAAAGCTTACAATCAGCTTTTAACTGGAACGCGAAGTCTCGATAGAATCTCAAAAATCACCGCCTTTGTCAAGAATGAAAGGTATTTTGAGGCCGGAAAATCCCCCCGTTTGATTATGGGTCGGGATCCCCGCTTTAACATTTTATATGCGCGTTTTGTCGCGCGTCTTGAGGAAGCTTTCTTCAGCCTGCCGCAAATTTGCAATGCTTGCGATTATCGGCAGTCTGGGGAAAAATTCTCCAAGATTTTACGGGAAGATTCATACATGTTTGAGAACGACATGAGTAAATATGAGTCCACCCAGCGTCATTATTTGTTGGCGTTGGAATTCCTGGTTTATGCATTAGTAACACCTTTGGAGGAGATCGAGGATTTGAAGTTACTATTTGCAGTTAAAATGATTAAAGCTGGGCATACGCAAGAGGGCCTTAAATTTTTCTTCCTGCATTGCAGGGGTTCAGGTGACATGGATACCGGGCTGGGGAACGGTGTGATTAATTATATCACAACCATGTATTTTAAGATCGTCAACTTTTGTCCACATAAAGCGGAATGCCGCATGGATGGTAGTTGTTGTCACTTCGACGAGTTTGCTGCGAAGGGTGATGACAGTTACGGTAACATGCCGAGAACGGAGAATGTGGTCAATACTTACGCCTATTTTGGATTGGATGCCAAATTGATCATCAGGCGTGACCCCAGGTTGACTGAATTTTGCTCTGGACATTTTGTGCGCCTGAAGAACGGGACGTATCATTATGTTCAGAAATTGCGCAAGCTCATAACATCTTTGAGCACAGTTATCAATCCTGACTTCGTGGAGAGAGGCTGGTGCGCACACTATTACCGTAGTTTGGGGGACATGTACAGTGTTCTATATGGTGAAATGCCCATCTACTGTGATATAGCAAAATTCTTGCAAACAGCTTCAGGAAAGCTTCGTGTTAACAAACACTTAGTTGGAGAAAGCTATGGAGCATCAACAGCATACTTTGCGCAACAACATAGTGTCGAAAAGATAGATGTCAGCCCGCAAACTATGCTTGATATTTCCATGGTGAATGACATGTCCATACCTGAACTTGAAGCATTGCACACGTTTTACACGACGGCTCGGATTGATCTCCCGAGTGAACAACAACGCCGTTGCAACGTGAAATCGAAGAAGGCTGACAACATGCCTCAACTGGACGACAATGTCGTTAAACAGTTTGATCGTGATGTCAACAAGGACTCAAGGGGTTGGGTTAAAAGTTTTGGTAATCTTCTACGTGACCCTTTAAGAACATTGAGTCAACTGGCTGCGAACTCCTAGCCAGGTCCTTATTGACAACTGCCTTGCGGTAGGTTAATCCGCAAGTGAGAGCATGTAAAC